CGAGTCGTAGCCGATGTCCGTCTCTGTGTCTCCTGCGTCCTCCCGGATGCGCATGAGGTTGGTGGCAGAGGTGGCAAGCCTACGCGTAGAGTAACCCGCCGCCGCGCCCGTGTAGGTATCCAAAAGGAAAGCCCCAGGAGCCGCCGCAGTAAATACGAGGCCGTTGATCTTGGCAATAGCGGCAGCCGCCACCGCGTCCACCTTCGCGATATTGGCCAAAGCCACCGCGTTAATTTTTCCTATATCAGCCAACTTCGATAAAGTCTTGAGAGGGTGAGAAGAATACCTTGTTGTCGGCGAGGCAGTACCCCGCTACCCTTACGAATTGTCCCGTGGTGCTGGGTTGGGTAGAGCTCAAATATCCGGCCACCGCAGTATCTACGTAGAGGATATCCCCTGCCGCGCCGGGATCGTGTGACAAGTAGCCCACGCCATAAACCAACATCCCGTCAGCAGAAGCCGCGCCCAACGCCATCCCCAAGAGCCCTTGAGTGGTAGCCGTTGCGTCGCCATCGACCTGGACCCAGTTCGTTCCGTTCCATGCGTAGACGTCGCCCGCAGTCATGCCCGTGGTGGTTCCGAATTTTACCACCGTCCCCTCGGCCTGTCCCGCCGTCGTCATGGTAGTGCGCAAAGACTTGAAGTCGACCTCGCTACCCGTCAGCGAAACTTTCAGGTTGTCGGATTGGTTGACAGCCGTCCCCGCGCCATTCACCACAAGGACGTCGTTCGCGTCGTAGGTGGTGATACTTACGTCGGTCAGGTCCAGCAACGTCGACGCCCCGCCTCCGGTTGCATCGATGGTAACTGAATCCGCCGCCGTGGTGATGGTCACATTCGTTCCTCCGATGAGTTCCTTCCCATCGGGGACGCCGTCACTATCGCCGTACCAAATAAAGTCCTCCGGGAGGTTGGGGAGGTCGTTGACCCTGCCCGCTCCCGTTACAAGAATCTCTCCGCTTGCGGCGGCCTTGGTCACCTTGGCCACCTTTTGGATGAGTGCCGTCCCTGTGGGCTTGGTCGCTGTCAGTGCTCCCGCAGTTCCCACGAAGAGCTCGTCGCCAATGGTGAAGGCCGAGGTATTGATCCCGCTAATCTCTCCGGCGATGACGATGGTCCCCGTGGCTCCGTTCAAGATGTCGTCGGTGGCAATACCAAACGAAGGCATTGTCGTCGCCGAGGTGTTATCGGCGGGGGCCACCTGCGTCTCTGAGCTATGCCCGGAGACATACACCGCCGAGCCCTTCGTAATGGTCGAGCCGGTGGAGTTGAGCGCCGTGAATTGCAGTGAGGTCGCTGTTCCGACGCTGATACCTGCGGACAGGTTAGCGAACGAAATCTTCTTTGTCTCGGTTGCCGAGTCGTCGACGATGACCAGGACGTCGTCGTTCGCGACGGAAGTCAATTCGGTAAGGTCGGATATCTTGCTGTTTGCCATCTCGTTGTTGGATATACTGGGCGAGTTTCTCTTCGTGTGTCATCAATAGCGGATGCCGTAATCGCGCAAAATGCGCTCCACGAGTTTGTCGTCCCTGTAGTTGGGGTATATGTTCAGCCCCTGAGTGTAGTTCCTTCGCGTCCGGCAGAGCTCGCCGGAGGTCTCCGCGTCCAATGCGGTAAACGTCCCTCCGTTGTTGTCGAGGTAGTCCATCAACCGCTCTATGTGGAAGAGGCCCAAGTCCTTGGAGCGGTTCATGAGCGGCTTCATATCGCCGTAGCTCGCCGCCGTGGATTGCTCGGAGTCCATGATGGTCACCCCTCCATTCACAATCCGAACACGGATAAACGGCAGGGCCTCAGAGAAAGCCAACTGCACGAGGGCCGGGGCGATATAGTCGTCCATCAAGGTCTCGTCGGCGCCTGTAATGGTCCCGGCTCCTACCTTGGTTCTCAGGTCGTCGTAGAGGCTTTGACCTAAGACGGGGAGGATGTGCATCTCTTGGGCCAGACGGATGTAGGGCTGCAAGATTTCGTCGTCTACGGAGCCTCCCAGGGCGGTCTCTTTCTTGAGCTTCGCCGGAGAGATGAAGAGAATGAGGTTCGCCATTATCGAGGGGTAGTAAAGTCTTTCGGTTCAAGGAATCCACGGTTCACCATATCGCGTGGGCGCTGGGCCACCTTCGGGTCGTTGATGGGAAGGCGCTTTTCCATGGGTCCAGCGGCGCGGATAATCTTCTTCGCCTCGTTCACGGACACTTTCTTGTTGTTCTTCTTCAGATAGGTGAGCCGTTGCCAGAAGTGGCGGCACGATCCGCCCCCCTTGTACAACCAGAGGTTGTAGGTGTTGGCTCCCCCTGGTCCCCATCCGGGATTCACGGCGCGGTTGGAGGCTCCGAGGATGTCTTCCTTGCGGTACACCTTGCCAGCGTTGACCATCTTCTTGCAGAAGTCCCGCGAATCGCTCCCGGCCGTTTGCGGTGCGTATCGATAGCGGACCTTGATCACCCCGTCCTGCTCGCTCTTGCCCGCAGGGTTGGAGGAGGGGACGCGGGCGAAGGTCCACATGGCGTCAAATTGGGCTTCGAGTTCGTAGTCCACCTCCCGCTCGTCAATCAGCTCGTATTCTTCGTCTTCGTCTTCGCCCAGGCTCAACAGAAAGTCGGCGGCAGAATCAAAGTCTTCCGCGCTGAACTTCCTTTCCAGTCCTTCCTTTTCCTGCTCGTCGGTGGTCTGAGCTTGTACCGCGTCCACGTCGATGAAGTCCGCAGGCTTTAGAGTCTTGAAGTAGAAGTCTAAGTCGATGCCGTTGGTGGCAAAGAGAGGCTGCAACCCATCCAACAAAGTCCGTTGGAAGGGCTTGATGACTGTATTTTGGAAGAGGCTGAACGAGTCACGCAACTCCTCCGCGTTATTGCCGAAGCCGTCACCCTGTCCACGGATTCCAAAGAGGAGGGGCGAGGTGATGCGGTGGCCGGCGAGAATCTTGGTCGTGCATTCCGTCGCAAGGAACTCATACATCCCGTCGTTGTCGTTAGGATTGACCGGAGTAAGTTGAGGCGCGTTATCGGAGCCGTCGTTGAAGCTAATGAGAAGGCGCCCGGCGTTATTGCTTCCGCTGAACTTATCGTTCACGTGGCGCTCTATGGTGCGTCTCTCCTCGTCGCTGGGGATGCCGTTATTGAAGGCCAACATCATCGACGGAAAGAGGCCGTTCTTGATGTTGTTGAGGTGGAAGCTCGACACCTCCCGGTCCAGCTCAATGTAATTTGTTGAACCCACGTAATCGGGAAGGCCGTAGTAGTGGATGCCCGGAGTCCAGGACTTAATCTGGTACACGCTCGCCGCCTGTGTGCGGTCCTCGCTATCCCATGCGGGGTACTCGATGGGCGCGTACCTGTTCTCCCTGACGCGGGACCAGTCCGGAGACACGAAGAACTTGTCTACCCTCCCTTGGCTGTCTGCGATGCCACACCGCACCGAGTGGGCGGGCAAGAATCGGAGCTCGGCAATCTCCGTGCGGACGCGGTTCCAAATCACTTGGACATAGCACTGGCCGTAGAGCTTGAGGTCAAAACACAACTGCCGCAAGAGGTGCTCGTCGGACTGCTCCAGCATCCGTTGGGTCTTGAGCCATTGGTCCGGCTTCTCTTCCCTGTCGGTGGCGTCGAGGCCCTCGCCGTAGATCATCTCGCTCACGCCATTCACGACAGCGGATTGAATGGAAGACCCAAGGAACAAGTCCCGGAGGTAGTCGCCGTAGAGGTTGTCGAATCCGTAGGTCACAAACTCCCGCCCCGGTTGCTCCCGGAATAAGGGTAGCTCGTGGGTGGGTAAGCCGTAGACGTTGAACTGGTGCTTTTCACTCATAGTACGCGAAGGTTTCGTCGGCGTCGGTGTGGCTTGCGTAGGTCGTTTCTTGGTACGCTTCGGTGCTTGTCGTGGCATCTTCTTGCAATAGTAGTCCGCTGTCTTCCTTGGCGAGGTTCAAGGACGATTCAGTGAGGATGAAGCCTACCTGTTCGCCACGCGTAAGGTAGCCCAATCCTTTCTCAAGAATGACATCCGTCGAAGAGATGGGCAACAGGTCGGAGGTGTTCGAACGCTCCACCACTCGGTACTGAATGTACCCCTCTGGCCAGCTTGGGCCGGAGAGGTCGACGGCAGTGGCCCCCGTGTCGCTCTGAGCGTCGAAGGTCATAGTCGCAAAGCGGTCGGTTACCGTCAAGCTCTTGGAGTTCACCATGACCACCTTGTCTGTGGTGAGGCTGGTGAGCTCAATTCCCAACGTTGTGATGGTCGGGCCATAGGTCGCCACATTAGCCGCCCCACGCTTTTCTTTGGGGGTGAGGTAGATGGTATTCTCTACGCTTGCCGTGTTGTTTTTGACCACCAGTATCATCGTAAGGGGATATAAGAAAGGGCCACCTCTCGGCAGCCCTTCCCAAAACACACAAAAAGCAAAGGAACTTACCCTGTTGTGACTGTCACATTTCCGGGAGTGGTGAGTCCATCGAAAGGATAGACAGCCGTCCCCGCACCTGCGGTAGCTTCTAAGAGATAGTAAGGGGCAGCCTCACGACCGGCGAAGGTCAAGGTCTGTCCGCTCATCTCATTCCGTGCGGCTCCTGAAGTCAGGGTTCCGCCGTTGAGGTCCATGCCATACGTAGCCCCGAAGAGGTATACGTTGTCATTGTTATCGAGCACGAAGATTTGCGACCGGTTGCGGCTGATGAGCCGGATCTGTTCCGGATCGCTTTCTTGATGCTTTTGGAGAACCAGGTTCAAAGACTGCTCGAAGAGAGAAGCCCCCGTCGCTGGGTCGCTTTGCACGTTGATGGTGAAGGAAGACAAGTCCGGGCGAAGGTCGTACTGAAGTACGGTCATCGCGGGGAGGTCGGTTACTGTAAAGCTCTCGCCGGAGGCGGTTGCCACAGTTGCCGAGCCTGCCGTTCCATCACCCGTGCCCGCAGCGGTTACGAGTCCGCCCACGTAGTCGTTCACGAAGAATACCTTCGAGAGACCGCCGAGAGCGTCCTTGCAATCCAATGCGCGGCCGAGGGTGATAGTACAAGCCATGTCTTATGTGAATGCGAATCCGACCACGCCGTCAGCTGGCACGGCTACGTTACAACCGACTGCGAAGTTCATCGTGGCTTTCACGTTGTCGCTTCCGTCGTACTGATACACGGGAATCAAAGCGGCGGCCTCGTTGCCTGTGTAAGCATTGGTTCCGACCACGATGTTCTCAGGGTATGTGAACGCAATAGCGTCGGCGCTGTTAGCGATTCCGGCGGTTGGGTACACAGGGTAACCGAGGTAGCTTGCGCCGCTCAGGTCCTGATTGTATCCGGCTCCGGTATTCTGCGCGGCTTGGGCTTGCTGGAAGAATGCATACGCCTCGTATGAGATGTAGAATCCGCATCCAGTCTTAGCCAAGATTCCGGGAACTGCGGCAGCACCTGCGAAGACCTTGTCCATCTCACCGAGGATGTTGGCGGCAGTGAATGCGGCGGCGGTGGTGATTTGAGTAAATCCACCCATGGCTGAATCGTCGATTCCGAGCTCGTCGATGACTCCGTCGTTAGACAAGAGACCCAAGCCCCAAATCGCGGCTGCGTCACCTGACCACAAGAGCGTCTCAAGGTTCTGTCCAGCCTTAGCCGCAACAGATGACAAGACAAACTCAGAGAACTCAGGAGGGATATTTCCGTCACGTTGCATACGGCCTTGAGCGGCCATCCACGTTGGGAACATAGTCTTCCGGCAAATGACCTCCTTAACCATCAAGTCGTTGAGCGTCACAATCTGCTCAGTCAATGACAAGTCGGCGCCGTCAGTACCTGCACAATCGGCGGCCTGGATAACGTCGGACAGGCCGAGGTTGGAAATGACCGCCTTATTTACCACGCCTTCGATGAGGCGGCAGCGGTTGTTCAAAATCGTCTCCGCACCAGTGACGGCTGCGGTAACGTATGGCAACGCGAGTTCACCTGCGTAGGTGTTGTCGGTCACCGAGATGTCGAAGTCGTACTTCTTACTTTTTACGGGATTCATGAGAATTGGGAAATGATGTTATAGGCGCGATCGACGCCGGAAAGGTTGGGGTTGTTTTCTTTTTTGAACTCGGCCTTTGCGAGTACGCGGTCCGGCTCTGCGGCGGGTGCGTTCTCCAAGGTTTCGAGGCGCTTGTTGATGGCTTCGAGAGCGGTGGCCATCTCGTGGGCCATCTCTACCTGCATCGACATCTCCTCCTTCTTTGGCTCTTCAGAGGCTTCCACCTCTTCCTCGACCATAGGCTTCAAGGCGGCAGATACCACCTCGACAATTTCTTGAGCTACCTCCTCAGAGATCATGAACTTCTCGACGAGGGCGGCTTTCACTGCGGCCATCTCATCGGGCTCTTCCTCGGTGGCTTCGACCTTCTCCTCTTCGTCCTCCATCATCTCGACCTTGCTGTCTGCATCGACCGTGATTTCTCCTCCGTCGGAGAGTTGATGTGAACCAGGTTCGAGGGGTGCGGCCTCGCCGTCATCGCTCAACACGCGCACGGATGCGCCGGCTGAAAATTCGTCGGCTTCGGTAGCCACGACACGCCCGTCCTCAAGGCGGGCTTCTTTGTAGAGCTCGGCCCGCTCGTCTACGACGCTTCGGACGGCCTCCTTGAGTTTTTCAATTACTGACATGATTGGGGTATCTATGGGGTTATATAACGCGGTTTTACTTGTTTGTGACGAGGGGGTCCAGTTCCTCGTGGGTGGCGCATGGCATATACATCCGCGTCCCGTTGATTTCGTGGACGTGGTGACCACCACACCCCAGCGCCTCGGCCATCAACTCAGCCTCCAACACAGTGGCGAAGAGTGGCTTGCCGTCAAGGTATGCGGCGGGCTCCAATACTTCGCGCACGGCTTGGGCGATGGTCTCGATGGTGACGTCCTCCATCTGAATCAGCTTGTCGACGAAGTAGCCCTCGATGGAGAAGCCCCGATATTTCTTGTCCTTGACATCGGCCCAC